TTCGAGCCAAACACTCAAGTAACTCGTAACAAGTTCTTAAGCCAAGTTAATCCTTATCTTGAGTCTGTACAACAACGTCAAGGTCTATATGCCTTCCAAGTTGTAATGGACGAAACTAATAACACTCCAGATGTAGTAGATCGTAACCAATTAGTGGGTACAATTTATCTACAGCCAACTAAGACTGCTGAATTCATTCAACTTGACTTCAACATTCTTCCAACTGGTACAACATTTGGTCAATAATATAAAATAAACCACAGATGAACGATAATACTATATTAAGAATCAAAGTACCAGCTCACTTATACGAGAGTGTAAAAGAGCAGTTAACCCTATCTGAAGCCAAAAAAACTAAGCATAACCTTGGTGCTGGCATGGAAATTGTAAAAGAAAAGAAAATGAAAACACCAAAAGATGGTATGAAGAAGATGGAAGAAGTAGAACAAGTTCAAGAAGTTGATAAAGTTGAAGAAGGTGTAATGGATATGCTTCGCGCTGCTTCTGATAAAATCTTTTATAATCCAGCAGTTGTAGATGCACCAAAAGATGTAGTTAAAGCTTGTATCGAAGATGCTAACTCTCAAAAGAAGTCTAATCCTAAAGTTGATAGAGACAATCTTATTGTTAACTGTCTAAAGAGTAAAGGTGCCGCTTTCAAAGCTAGTCAAACTACAGGTATTGCTGAGAAGAAAGACAGAACAATGGAAGATTTGAAGAAGGCTAAAGACATGCTTGAGATGAAAATCAAGAAAATGGAAGAGAGTCTTCAAGAGAAGAAGCACGAAGAAGAAGAAAAATAATAATTTAGTTATTGAATATTTATAGTAAGAAACTAAATCGCATATACAATGCCAGTATTGGATCCAAATGAAATAATGTTCACAGCGTTTGAACCTACAGTATCAAACCGCT